CGGTGATCGCCCGGCAGTTTGGCAACAGTGTTGGACACGCTGCTGATGAGCCAAACGGCACTATCACGGCGGGCGGTGGCGGCAAAAGTCAGTTATGCACGGCCTTCCTAGCGAAACACTTCGGCGGTAACTACACCGGTGCTGGCGCGGCGATGGATGCACCAGCTCACACCGTTACCACCACCGATCATCATGCGTTGGTCACATCCAATCTGATTAAGTTGCGTGGCACCTGCAAAGACGGCCAGCCCGTCACTCAACCAGCCCCAACCATCACGGCCGGCGGCCTGCATATCGGTGAGGTTCGCGCTTTCCTGCTCAAGTATTACGGCAACGAAAAAGAAGGCGTCAGTCTGGACGAATCCCTGCACACGGTCACCACCAATGACCGGTTTGGCCTGGTCACGGTCGAAGGTGTGGATTATCAGATCGTTGATATTGGCATGCGCATGCTGCAACCCCATGAGCTTTACGCTGCTCAGGGTTTCCCGAGCTGGTACATCATCGATCAGGACTACCGTGGCAAGAAATACGCCAAAGATAAGCAGGTCGCGCGTTGCGGCAACGCCGTACCGCCACCGTTCGCTGAAACGCTGGTGCGCGCTAACCTGCCGGAAATGTGCGGTGCTGATAATGAGGTGGCTGCGTGAGCGAGTTCCAGAAAATCTGGCTGGCTGCTTATAACGGTTGGTTGACAGCCGTCTCCCCGGAAGGGGAGCTGCATCCCTCTGATTACACCGCGGCGCGGGAACATGCTGATGCTGTGCTGAACAGCCTGATCAAAGCAGGGGAGGTGAACTGATGATCCACTATCACGGCGGACCTATCACCCCGGATACCTGCGCGATGCGGGCCTGGTCAGGTGGCCATGCATTCATTTCTTTTGCCAATTCAAGTCAGCTCGGGCTGGCTTCCGAAATCTGCCAGTCATTCGCCTTAGACAATGGCGCGTTCTCTATCTGGAAGAAAGCAGGCAAAAACAAAATCGACTGGTCAGATTATTACGACTTCGTGGAGCGCTGGAAGAATCACCCTGGTCTCGATTTCGCCGTCATTCCTGACGTTATAGACGGCGGCGCGGCGGAGAATGATGCGCTGCTGGCTGAGTGGCCACACGGTAAATTTACCGGTTGCCCGGTTTGGCACATGAACGAAAGCGAAGAGCGTTTTATCCGGCTTTGCCATGAGTACCCGCGTGTAGCCATTGGCAGTTGTGGTGAGTATGACGTGAAATCACCGCTTAAAGCCGTGGCCCGTATGAAGGACATCATTCGTCACGTTGTTGATGCTCATAGCCGGCCAATTACCAAACTGCATGGTCTCCGCATGCTGAATAAGGACATCTTCACCAAACTGCCGCTGGCGTCAGCTGACAGCACCAACATTGCCCGCAATATCGGAATTGATAGTTCGTGGAAAGGGACGTATTCACCTCAGTCAAAGGAAACCCGCGCATATGTGTTGGCTGAGCGCATCGAATCCTTCAACAGCACCGGCACATTGGAATATTGCGAAACCCGGGACCGCTTCAACATGCAATTGCAGATGGAGGTCTGAAGCTTATGCGACTGATTTTGCCATTCCCTCCGAGCGTCAACGGTTACTGGCGCTCAACTAAAAAGGGTGTGCTCATCAGCGCGCGCGGGCGGATCTTCCGGTCAAACGCGCTTGCCGCTATTTATCAGCAGTTACGCAGCCGCCCGACGGCACTACTCACCGAACTGGATGTGCATCTGGTTCTATTCCCACCGAACAGGGCGAAGCGGGATTTAGATAATTTCCAGAAGGCGCTGTTTGATGGCCTGACCCACGCTGGGATCTGGAAGGACGACAGCCAGGTCAAACGCATGACAGTTGAATGGGGAGAGGTAACGAAGGGCGGAAAGGCGCAAATAACGATTACTGATTTCAAAACCACCGGTGTGCAGCCGGTTTAACGTGTGGAGTGATTATGTCGAACGGTTTTCCTCTGGAAAAATCTAGCCGCGATATTGCCAGGCTGGTGAAGAGTAAGCACGGCGACGTGAAGCGATCAGCCTTGCGTCTCGCGTCTCGCGGGGTTATCAGCGAACCATTGATATGTACCCCCTATATTCATCCGCAGAACGGTCAGGAGTATCAGGAGTACTGGTTTAATAGAAGGGACTCACTTGCCTTAATTGCACAGCTTTCACCGCAACTGGTTGCTGCTTACTTGCGAGAGGGTAGGGAATCTAATGTGCGCACCCAAATATCAACCGACACTGATGGTAACGGCTACTGCAGTCTAACGGTGATTGAATGAGAGCATTGTTAAAACCGTATCCCCAGCGAGAACTGGGGATCGTACAGTTCGCACTGTCAGAGGACATGGTGAAGTTCTTCAGCAGTAAACGCCTGTTGATCACCACTGAACCCGCTGACCTGCAAACCGCGCCAGATGGGCTGGTGCCAGCAGAAGCACAGTCACTTTCACGGGATCCGCGCCTGTCTGGTTTCCTGTCGTCTCCAGAAGTGATCGGGAAAGTCGGCGGCATGGCGGCGCTGACACTGTGGGTTAAACGCCACCGCGCCTGCGAGTGCCCGGACTACAACGGCGAATACCATCACCACGAACTGAATCAGGTTCGCCGCGGTCGTGGCGTGGTCAGCCTGTGCTGGGCGCATGACAACGAGTTTCACGGCAAAGAGTCGCCGAAACTGGACGCCATCGCGCACGCAAACGCCGCCGAGTTCGTGACAGAAGCAATCCGGTACCGGTATAGCCTGCCTGATGGTCGTCACCTGACCTTGCCTGAATTGTGTTGGTGGGCTGTTTCGAAAGGGCTGGTACACCTGCTGCCGGAAGAAGTGGTCTGTGCGGCACTGGGAATGAAATACAACCCGCACGGTGGCCAGCGTAAAGAGGCTGACGTCAACCCGTGGGAGAAGCAGCCACGTGAAGAACTGGCGAACAACGTTAAACCGGTGCTGGCGCTGGCAATCGATCCAGAAACGAACGAGTCCTACATGCTTCGCCCGAAGCGCCGTCGGTACGAAAACACGAAATACACCCAATGGGTAAAGCGCCAGCCATGCTGCGGCTGTGGGAATGGGTCTGATGATCCGCACCACATCACCGGCAATGGCTTTGGCGGTATGGCAACAAAAGCGCATGACTTGTTTGTGATCCCGCTGTGCAGACGGTGTCACGACTCACTTCATGCGAATACCCAGGCTTGGGAATCAGAACACGGTACTCAGGAATTTCTGGTACTGAAGACATTAGACCGCGCGCTGGCGATGGGTGTTATCGCAACCGGCAAAGCAAAATAAGTGTGGAGAGAATAATGCGTGATATTCAACTGGTGCTGGCTCGTTACGGCGTGTGGGCGAAAGATAATTCAGGCGTGGACTGGTCACCGATTGCGGCGGGCTTTAAAGGCCTGCTGCCGACTGAATCCAACAAGGTCGAATCCTGCTGTGATGATGATGGCCTGATTGTAGATGCCGCAGTAGGTCGTCTGGCTGCCGTCCGTAAACCGGAAGAGGTAACGCTCATCATGCTGCATTATCGCTTTGGTCTGTCGAAACGGAAAATAGCTAAAATGTATAAAGTGAGTGAAGGCCTGATCCGCCAGCAGTTGCAGGTAGCGGAAGGATTCGTTGATGGTTGTCTGGCGATGACCGGCGCGGTGCTGGAAATGGACGCCTACACCCAGAAAATCCGAGTCGCGAAAGTCGCTTAAAAAAGTGCTAGTGCGCTACGCAAAAACTCTTGTAACCTGATAAGAGTGGTCACGTAGTCACAAAGCTTAGATAATCTCAGAACCCCGCTCCGTCGGGGTTTTGTCTTTTATGCTCATATGATAGGTTGATGCTGTTGCGGTGAATCTCACCTAAGCGGTGGGGCTAATCAGCCTTTAGTTCACGTCACAAAGCGAATCAAGGTTGGCTGGCCGAAGGTTCACCGGGAGGCACCCGGCACTGCAACAGCCAAATTAGCGGATGAGAAGTCCACTACTACAGCATGGACGTGATCAGTTTCTTCGGCTTTTTGGATTCACCAGTTTGCAATAGCTCAAGAAGCTCGCCTTTGGTGACGTTACGGCCGCATGATGCACAACGAACGTCAGAGAATTTAGCTTCCAGATTAAAGTCATTTGGGTAAATGAGAAATTCGCATCGGCAAATGGAGCAGCTAAACCTCTCCAGAACAGTCTCAATATGCATTGAATCATCCTATTTAAAATAATGTAAATTCAATAAAATAAAGAAAAACCCTCTTTTGGGAGGGCTCTGATATATATGCAAATGAAAATGTACTACTGAGTCTTGCTTTAGTAAATCTCATGAGGAAGTAAAAAATAGCCATCACCATCGTTCGTTTGCTGGATGCCTGCTATCTTATGTAAAACATCACGTGAGACTATCAGCATGAAGCTACTAACTAACGAATTTGAGTATCGAGAATGGATGCATAATGACTACCTTCATTTGGATGAGGAGTTTCCTTCGGTTTTCGAACCTGACGAGCTTGAAAGAGAAATTCTGCGTCAGGCACCCAAAGAATTCCCTTGCCTTGCACAAATTGTAGAAGGTGAGGGCGGTTACTCCCTGCAGTCTGTCCAATTCATATATCGATCCCAGATAGAAGAGTGGGCAAAGCTGTTCGGCATTGTTAAATAGTCAAAATGAATATTCTAACGGGCTGCCTATGGGCGGCCTTTTTTATGCCCTCAATTCGGTTGTGAGGACACTCACAGCGATAAAGGTTTATTAATGTCCGAGCAGGTATCACCACGGTTGCTGATTCCTGGGGCTGGATCACAATGTTGTATTTTATTGGTCTAAAAATGGTTAAATTCGCAAATATTGTTAAATGTCATCAGGATTAATCTGAGATGATGAATTCGCCCCTTCAAGAGCTAAGCCATTATGAGTGCCGGAGATAAGCGCCGGGTGGGGCAGGCATTACA